CAGTACAGATGATATTGGAAACAATTGCATGTTCAAGAAGGANAATGCATTTGCCATAACAGTATCTGTATTGGCGTTGGCCACATTTGCGAACTGATAATCTAAACTATCTAATCTAATATATTGGTGTGGTGCAATAGAATCTAAAGGAACATAAGCAACATTTGCCACAGAGTTGGCTATTGGATCTAATGAACCCACAATGGCGATAGCGCCTGGAGCATTCGTTATATTCAATATAGTATTTGGACTATCTGAGTACCCATATCCCTCATTCGTGACATTGATATTCAATATAGAACCAGAAGTTGTGGTACCAACCACAGCCGTGGCACCGTGACCATTGACAGACTCAAGGCCGCCATACACTATGACCGGATCACCTGCTTGATACAGTAGACCACGGTTGTTTGGATCAATTGTAATCTGGCTAATTTGACCAACAATCTTAGCTCTTAATGGATAACCAGAGAATAAAACATCTTGATTTGCATTGTCTACAACACGGACATATTCACCTGATTGAAACAGACGTTCAATGTTAGAGATGAATACTTCAGTTTTTGTACCAGCAACCACAGAATTTTCTACTGTGGCAATAGACTTTGTTGTTTCACCAAACAAACGATAATTGTTTATACTTAGAAATCTCTTATCTAAAGTGGCAAGTTTCAATGATTTAGCCACATACCATTTACCATCAGAGGCTCTAAGCACAGCATCTTTAGTGTAGAACAAATCAAAATCTGAATTGTATAGTATTCTAAACAAAAATTGGTAAGATGCAGGTGTACCTTTGGATTGGTATAATTGTTTAGCGACTTTAACTGCTGATGATTTACTGATTAAAGCATCTTGTGGAAAATACTGCAAGAAATCATTGATAAAGTAATCAATAAAATCATTTGTGGTCGAATCAATATCTTTATAGTTTAAAAGATTTTGTGCTCTATCCAATACTTGGCCATTGGTTTCCATCCACTCATAGTAAGCCTGAACAAATGAAACAAAGTTATTGTAATCAGGATTTTCCCTGATGAAGCCGGGAAGTTGAGATGGAATTAATAGAGATGTTTTTTGGCCGTTAGATATCATGATGTCTTAGCAGTTACATTGATGTTAATAGCATTTGAATCATAAGGATCAATAGTTATAATTCTATTGTAGGTGGAAGATACAATGGATGTAGTTGGATTCACAGATAGAGTTAGTTGGCCTAAGTCATTATCAACTTGTGATGGATTAAATCCAGATAAAGTGATTACTCCATTCTCATAATCAACTGTACCAATATTTGAATTAACGACAACTTTACCATTAATTCCATCAATACGATACAAACTCAATGTGCCGTAACGGCCTTGTAGATTAACCACAGCTGCACCGAGTTGACCTGTAGTGTCATTAGTTACTGGTGTAATAGTTGCATAAGCAACCGTGTAATTGTTTCCTGAATTTGTTACGTTGATAGCAGTAATAGAACCAGCATTATTAATCTGTGCCACCGCAGTTGCGCCTGTACCATCACCATTGATAGTAACTAGAGGTGCGGTNTGGTAACCATAACCTGGATTCAATACAGAAATATATTCAACACCTTGAGTGGCCGATGGCAATTCTTCTAAGAATACACCATCAACAATTGTTTTACCATCTGAGTATTGTATTGCTGGGAATGTATTGATACCGCTTAAGAATGTACCTTTTTTAATTGGAACATTAAAGTAAAACTTATAATTGGTAGAATTAAATAAATTAGGATAGAATTTCTTCTGTAACTGTACATTAATCTCATTGGTGATGATTGATGGATCCGAATTCTGTATATTGGACATCAAATCGGATACTGAGAAAGTAGAATTAAATGTATTAAGAGTTCTTGCAGCAAAGTTAGAAACTGTGGCCTTAACTATATTAGAAATGTTATTGGCTGTATAAGATGTTTTCTTTGCATCGTATAGTACGTTTGCCGCAACTTGAACGTAAGTATAATCCGGATCAACAATCGTTGGTTCAACTGTCATCACCGATATCGGCTTAATAACATCACTAATGAGTCTTTGTTTTTGTGTATCCGTCAAAGAATAACCACCAGTTGGTTTCAACGCAATGAACACTTGTCCATATACTGGCGGTACATTTTCTTCTCCACCCCATACATTAACAGCATCAAAGTGTATGTCTAAACTATTTTGTTGTATCAAAGTAATGTAATCTTCTTTGGTCACAGCACGATTCTGTGCAGCGTAAGACTTTGGTGCCTGATATTTAATTGAAGCAATAGATTCTTTTGCACCACCTTGTGAAGCGGCCAACAATGGAACAACGCTTGATGTTGTAAATGAACCGATATTGTCCATTAGTACAAAATTATTGGCACCAGCTGCAGCTGTACCACTTGTTGTTATGTAAGAAATACCAACAATATTACCATCATTCAAATGTTTTCCAAGAACTCCGTCGCCAAAATACACTTCGTAGTTACCATTCAAACTTTCTTGTAAGAAATACACCGAAGATTCTGGCGTCAATGCTAGATAGTTTACTGCTGGTTTGTATATCTCAGAAAAATTGTTTGATGAAGATTCTTGTACTGTTATTCTTATTGTTGTCGTATCAATATTTGAATCTGGTATTTGGAATAATTGTGTTGGATTACTTGTATTGTTAACTGTGTATGTGTATGTAACTCCGATACCTTGTTTCAATTTGATATTATCGAATGTGGCCACACCACCGGTCACATTGACTGTTGTTGAGTCTGTGGTAATAAAGTTATAGTTGACACCATTCACAGCTTCAGAAGAGAAGTTGGTATATTGTGGTAAAGTAAAGGATGGATTCGTAACCCCGTTGGCAATAAAATTGATGTATGCTGTTGGTGCAATTGCAGACTTTGGAGTATAATCTAACACTTTAGCCTGAGATACAACTGAACTTCTTTGTAATGCTGAATCCAAGAACATCTCATTAGCTACCATGTTCAAGTAGAAAGCATTGTATTGTGTGTTGTAAGCCAAAAGGTCAAGCAGAACTGACAAAGATGAACCTTGAAAGTTGTAATCTTTGAACTGGTCTTGTGACTGTAGGTAGGTAATGAAGTTAGACTTAATACTATTAAAATCTAAATCTGCGACCTGTATATTTGTATTTGAAGATGCCATTACCTTGACCTTTGGAGAATTAGATTTACCGCTGTAGGTGTCGTATTGTTTCCAATATAAAACTGTATTTTAGCTGAAAAAGATACGCCATCCCTATTTGGACTCACATTAATTGTATCAATCGTAGCTCTTGGCTCAAAATTTCGAATAACATTCTTTATTTCATCAGACAGTAAACCAGCACTCAGATTATTTACCGGTTCAAACAACAATTTGTCTATGTTTGAACCTAAATTTGGTTGAAATGGTCTTTCATAAAAATTAGTCAAAAGAAGGTTACGAACCGAAGCAATTACTGCTTGGTTATCATACCTTAGAGCCACATCATTGGAAACCGGCAGTCGGTTGAATGTTAAGTCTAAATCTGAGTATAGTTTGTTTAATTGTGCCATTTTCTATTTATAGAGCCTAGGAGTAAATGCACTTTTTGGACTCTTGAATACCGTCCGGACTTTTCTGGAGCTCCGGCAAGATTTTGAAATTTCCAATTATTAGTTAATTCTAGACTTTAGTTTGTCTGTACCGATGTAGTTGTTTAAAAGAAGGTTTTGACTATCACCCAAGTTGGTGTATTGTTTTGTGGTATTGTAATTTGTTATCAAATTCTTCAAATTCAAGTAAAACGCTTTGTCAGCAGTTTCACGTTCTGTCATTATTCCAACTACATTTGCAAAATTACGAGCAATTGTTGTTGCTACACTTAATGTTATGTTTGACGTATAATAGTCTGAACCCATGCCTTCACCAACAGGTATAAGTGTTAAAGTTTCAATAAGTGTTTTTGAATTTGTATCTAATGTCTTGGCCAACTGGTTTATTTGATTAGCTTCTAAAATACTTGTAAAGGAACCTAACATTACCGAATTATTTGCAATACCATCAGTTTGATTGACAATATAAGTGGCACTCTTGGCGGCCTGTATTGCTATTTGGTAATATGGTAAATTGGTACCATCTATATGTGCTGTGGCATCATCGGCTTGTGTCCTTATATTAGACAATCTATCTGTGTGATATAAGAAAGTCAAAGCATTTTGTGAATATGTTTCATTTCCAATAGACAAATATGCACAATTTGATTGTATTTGATTAATCAAAAGTGTAATTGCTCCTGTGCTACCAACAATTGGCGAATAACCTGATAATGTATACGCTGTATTACTCATCCAATAAACGGAATTACTGACAGGATTGTAAGTATATCCACCAACATTATCATTTGCAATATCTTGTGCCTGCCAACTTGTAATAACAGGTGGTACACTATTCATACTAGATTGTGTGTTTGCAGACAACTCTACAATATTATTATTAGGATCGTTATAGTTGAACCCTAAAGTGGAGTATACCCCAGATGCATTATTTACTAAAGCCATAATATCCTCATTTAAAACATAGACGGTATAGGTGGTGTCGTTGGACCGAATGGAGCAATATGTATATGAGCATCAAAAATACTTGTATTGATTACATCGGTCATCAAAACGGCATCCATAATTATAAAGTTGCCCAATGGAGCATTAACAGCAGCTAAAGAATTGATGGGACCAACAGTAAAGATAGAACCAGGAACAGCAACAGGCGTTAATGGTGACGGAACACCCAAAGATAAACCACCAAGTCCAGATGTGAATCCTGCTGCTCCAGCGGTTATACCACCAAGTGGACCGGTACCTACTCTGGATTCGGCTGTAATAACGTCAGCTGAAATTGATCCGGCCACATTTAAATCACCACTCAAATACAAATTGTCTCCGGTGTTTAAACGTAAAGATCCGCCAGTAATTGGATCAGCGTGTAGAATCATATCATGGTCAGAAACCATTTCAATACCTTTAGATCCATGAGCTCTAGCATAAAAACTACCGCCAACTTCAAGGTTAAAATCATTACCAACTTTAAGATTCAAATCATTTATTACGTTTATATTGGCATCACCTTGAATTTCTATGTTACAACTACCTTTAATCAATACATTTTTATTATTGATAGTTATTTCATATCCATCACCGTAAACTTTATGTACCTCGTCACCATTGGAATGCATCTCAATGAATGTACCTGAACGATGTTGTAAACGAATTCTTTCACGGGTCGGAGTATCATCCAATTCAAAAGAATGACCAGAATCCGTCACAGTTGCATGATTAAAAGGATAAACCGGTTGAGTAGTTTCGTTTGCTTCTGATTCCGGTTCTGTCCACGAATTGTCTGATGCTGGTTTAGTTGACATTATGGAGTACTCTTTTTACTAGAATTACTTTGAGAATTTTCTGAAGCCACATTAGCAGCCGTTGGTAATGAACTTGTTAACATTTGAACAGCAGCATTTGCTTGGTTAACTGTTGCTGGTGTTAAATTAACGATAGTTGATATGTGGTCTGATGTGGTTGGAGTACTGGAGGTAAGAGTACTACTTAATGAAGTGTTTGCCGTAGATGCAAATCCTTGAGTCTGTGTAACTTGGTTATTAACCGCATTTTTAGCTGAAAGACCAGTTTGGTCAGCAATAGTAGTTATGGTTGCTTGAGCAGCTTTAACGGTTGCAGCAATCACCACGACCTCTTTGGTTGTTGAAGCTACGGCAGTAGAAACCTCTTTAATAGCAGAAACAACTTCTTTAAATTCATCACCAGGACCAGGAACTGATGCAAAAGCATCGGACATAACATGTGCTATTGAA